GTCAAATTAGAGATGAAGAGCGTAGAAACTTCAACATTATTGCTGCACCTGGTTACACAGAAGTAATGAGCAACCTTGTTAATCTAAACATTGACAGAGGTTTAACTGCTTTTGTAATTGGTGATACACCACTAAGACTAGCAGCAGATGCTACGACTTTAACTAACTATGGAACAAATGCTAATCTAGTTACTGACAACAGTGACAATGGATTAGTAACCTATGACGAATATCTAGGAACGTTTTATCCAAATGGATTTACAACTGACCTAGGAGGCGCAAATGCTGTAGTTCCTGCATCACACATGATGATGAGAACTATTGCACTTAGCGACCAAGTATCGTTCCCATGGTTTGCTCCGGCAGGAACACGACGTGGAGGAGTTTCAAATGCAACAGCAGTTGGTTACATTGATGCTGCTACAGGAGAATTCCAAACAGTGGCCCTGAACGAAGGACAAAGAGATACGTTGTATGATCTAAAGATTAATCCGATTACATTCTTTAATGGAGTTGGTTTAGTTAACTATGGTCAAAAAACTAGAGCAAGAAATGCTTCTGCGCTAGATAGAATCAACGTAGCACGTTTGGTAGTATACCTACGTAGTCAACTTAATAAATTGGCTCGTCCGTATATCTTTGAACCAAATGATAAGATTACTAGAGATGAGATTAAACAATCAGTTGAAAGTTTACTTTTAGAACTAGTTGGTCTAAGAGCAATTTACGACTTCGCGGTAGTTTGTGATGAAACAAACAATACACCGGCAAGGATTGATAGAAATGAACTTTATGTTGATATTGCTATTGAACCTGTTAAGGCTATTGAGTTCATATACATTCCGTTGCGTGTCAAGAACACAGGGGAGATATAAGACATGCCTATTACATCATTAAATAACTTTTCAGTTCCTACAGACGCAGGCAACCAAGTGCTCTTGATGCCTAAACTAAAGTATCGCTTTAGGGTGACACTTTTAGGTTTTGGAGTAAGTGCTGCAACTGAACTAACAAAACAAGTAGTTGACGTAACCAGACCAACTGTTGGTTTTGAAGAAATGCCGTTAGAGATTTACAACTCACGTGTTTACCTAGCAGGTAAGTATACATTTGAGACAATCACGCTTAACTTACGTGATGATGCTAGTGGTGAAGTTCAAAAACTTGTTGGTCAACAGGTTCAGAAACAGTTCGACTTTGTTGAACAGGCTTCTGCAAGATCTGGTATTGATTATAAATTTACTTCTAAAATTGAAGTGTTAGACGGTGGTAATGGAAACAATGCTGCTGGCGTAAACATTTTAGAAACTTCTAACTTATATGGTTGTTTCTTAACTAATGTAAATTACGGTGATGCTAACTACGGAACTAATGAGCCAATGCAAGTTGCATTGACAATACGTTTCGACAACATGGTTCAATGGGGACCAGGAGAGCAAGGCGTTGGTGTTGGTATTGGTGCAGCGGTCGAAAGATCACTGGGCGATGCAACAACTGGTGCAAGTGCAGCTCAAGGTTAGTAATTACTCTAACAATAGTATTAAAAAGCCCGGATTTTTTCCGGGCTTTTTTTATGGCTAAATAATAGTATGGCAAACAAATTCACACGATTTCTTACAGATGTTTTTACAGGTTTAACAAACCCTAAAGGTAGAGTTGCAAACTACACGCATGCAACTAGATTATTTGTTGATGATGGTCTTAGACTAGCACCTAAAACTAAATTTAATTACTTTCTTAGAATAGAACTAGATAATACAGCACACAAAGCAGGTAACTTTACTGCAAAACATGTCGAAGAAACTGGTTTATTAGTAAAAACAGCCCAATTGCCAAGTTTCAAATTTGATACAGATACATTAAATCAATATAATAGAAAAAACATCGTTTATAAAATGTTAAATTATGATCCGGTGAATTTTACATTCCATGATGACAATCAAGGCGTAGTAAGTGCATTATGGGCAATATATTATGGCTACTATGTTACAGATAGAAATTTGCCTAATAGTGCTTATGACAGCAATCATTATAGAATGACTGGCACGGATATAGATAAATTTAGATATGGACTAGACAGTGATAAATCAACAGATCTTTTTAAATCTGTTACATTGTTTACGATGGGAAGAAGAAGATTCATAGGATACACACTTGTAAATCCAAAGATTACATCATGGTCACACGGAGATAGAGATTATGCATCAACAGCAGAACCTGCAGAAAATTCTATGACATTAGAGTATGAAGCAGTTCAATACTCGTCAGGAACAGTTTCAGAAGGATCACCAAAAGGTTTTGCTACACTTCATTATGATAATACTCCGTCACCGTTAACAGTTGCTGGTGGTGGTGTAAGTAACTTAATTGGCGAAGGCGGTGTCTTAGATGGGTTGGAATCAGTATTTGGTGCTGTTGGGGATGGAACTGCATTTAGTTCACCTCAAGGATTTTTGTCAACTGCAATAGGTGCAGTTAACACATACAAGAATGCAAAAGGACTAAGTTCAGAAAGCATTCTACAAGAAGGTGTAAATATTTTAACAAGTCCAGCAGGCACACAAGCAGTTGCTAATACTATAAGTGGTGTTGCAGGTGCAATATTTACAAAAAATGATCCTGCCAATGGAACTACACAAGGATCATCTAAAAACGTAGTTGGTGGAACATAAAATGGCATCAACTAATTTACCAGCAAAACAAATTAACGACAGTGCAGCAAGGAGCAAATTATTCTTTGACTCATACGGTAAGATTCCTTTACAGTTTAACGCTACTGATGTTGATGCTACCGTAGCATTTTTTAAAGCAAGACAGTTTGGTGATGAAGCGTGTGTTACACTAGCAAGTGCTATTCTTAAACAAGCAAAATTAGAAAATTTAAATGTATTTGAAATATTAGATAAACTTAAAGTTTTAAATCAAACTGATTTAAGTGCATTAGTAAGTGAAATTCTAAATAATAATAGAACACCTACATCAACCTTAGGTTATAGACAATCTGTAGGTGAAATATCTAAAACTAGAAACGTGGTTCCATAATATGGCTAAATTTGCTCAAGGCAGATTTGAAATGAAAAATCCTAACAAGTATGTCGGTAATAAAAAACCACTTGCAAGAAGTAGTTGGGAATTTGTTTTTATGAGAATGCTCGACGAACATCCAGGTGTTCAAAACTGGGCGAGTGAAAGCATAAAGATACCTTATAAAGATCCTCTTACAGGAAAGTATTCAATATATGTGCCTGATTTTTTTATTGTCTATCAAGATAGAAACGGCAAAAAGAATGCCGAAGTAGTTGAGGTAAAACCTGCTAACCAAACTCTTAGAGAAAAAGTAGGAAAAAGTAGATATAATCAAGAACAATATATTAAAAATCAAGCCAAATGGGAAGCCGCAGCAGCATGGTGTAAACAAAAAAGAGTTAGATTTAGAATCGTTAGCGAAGATGATATTTTTCACACTGGTAGCAAACGAAGATAAATTATAGTATGCATGCGGAACTTAAAGATTATATTAAAATAGAAAAATCATTTTTAGATGCTGAAACTTGTAAATCAGTAATTGCAAGTTTAAAAGATGTTAATTGGAATGAACATCAGTTTTACGAAGCATCAACAAATGAATATAATAATAAAAGTGGTAATCAAGAATTAGATGTAAGTTTTGATTCAACAGTTTATACAAAAATAATAATGGATAAACTTTGGAATAGCATAAAACAATATCAAGATGATTTAAATTACAAATGGTTTAGCAGTTGGTCAGGTTACTCACAAATAAGATTTAACAGGTATACAAATAATAAAAAAATGGCAATGCATTGTGATCACATAACTGACCTATTTGATGGACAAAATAAAGGTATACCGACATTGAGTCTTTTAGGTATATTAAATGATGATTATCAAGGTGGTGAATTTATTATGTTTGACAATTTACAACTTGATTTACAAGCAGGAGATTTATTAATATTTCCTAGTAATTTTATGTATCCACATAGAGTAGAACCTGTTACAAATGGTGAGAGATACTCTTTTATTAGTTGGATGTGGTAGTTTTTTGGATAAGTAATATTATGACAAAGAAATTAGAAGACCTTTTTAATTTAGAAGAACAAGAGCAGGCACAACAACCAGTTGAGGCTAAAGAAGTTACTAATGAAGAAAAGCATCAGCAGATTAGAAGTTTAAATGATAGCATGCAGGCTGTAAACAAGATTACAGGCGATCTACCTCAAATTAGAGAACTTGATAATTTAGATGAAAAAGACTTAGATCATTTAGCAGATAAAGCAGAAAAAGCCTATGATGATTTAATGGATTTAGGTATGAACGTTGAAGTTAGATATAGTGGAAGAATATTTGAAGTAGCGAGCAGCATGCTCAAAAATGCAGTAGATGCTAAAACTGCAAAAGTAGATAAAAAACTTAAAGCAGTGGATTTACAACTGAAAAAATTGAAAATAGACAAAGATTCACCAGAAGATCCTAACGATGTGTTAGATGGAAAGGGCTATGTAATGCTTGATCGCAATGAATTAATGAAGAAATTGAGCGAAAAGGAATAAATATACATATGAAGACGTTTACAGAATATCTCGCAGAGAGCAAAAAAACCTATAGTTTGAAGGTAAAAATTGCTGGCGACTTGCCAGAAGACTTTGCCAACTTACTTAAATCTCGTATAGAGAACAGAGGTATTATTACATTTGAACAAATGAAAACTACTCCTGTTACAGAACTTCCGCATGATTTTCCAGAACTAAAAAACATGGAAGTTCATACATTTGATGTGATGACTGAATATCCTATTACACCAACAGAAATTGAAAAAGAAATTTTTGAAATGGGTTGTTGCCAACCAGGATATTATAAAGTTAGAAATAGCGCAAGTCCTACTGAAATTGATCAAATTACAGCGGGTGATAATGCTGACTACGAAGGTGCATTACTACATGACAACCAATACAAAGATGGCATGAAAATTAAGCACAAAGAATATTTTGGTGACGACTTCAACAAAGATTTTTTAAAATCTCTTTCAAAAGAATCTAAAGAAAGAAAAAAAGAACTAGGTCATGATAAACTTAAAGCAGATGTTTATCAAGACACACCAAAATTAAAACAAGATAAAGCAGGTGTAAAAAGTCCTGTAGGGAGTAATTAATATGAATTTTCAAGAACTAGTCGCAAAGATGCAGGAACTTGAAGCCCCTAAAACAGAGGCACCTGTAGAACAAAGCACACAAGAATGTGGTATGAATGAGATGCCACCAATGGCACC